TTTTTTTTTCTTTAAACAACAAAACCCCTGATTTCTCAAGGGTTTCACACACAAAACAAACAGAAAAAATTTTTTATTTTCTTTTAATTATTTTTCTTAATATAAACCTTATTACCTTTTTAGATATTATTTTCCAAAGCCAATTACTTGTGTCAACTTTAATATCTAATCCGTCTTTTGTTTTTTTAATATCAATATCTAAATTTTTACCGTCTAACTTAAATTGCTTATCAACTTCGTTTTTAACATACGAAACATCTAAATTTTTTGTATCTAAATTTGCGTTTACGTTTACTCCGTCTTTTTCTAAATCAAAATCTACGTTTTCGGAATTTACTTTAATACTTTTTTTCTTTGCCATTTTTAAAATTCATTTATTAAACAATAAGTAACTAATTTATTTTCTTTTTTTATTGCGTCTATTACAGCGGTATATTTTTCGGAATCGTTAGGAACTTGACATCCTGCACTCCAGTCGTTAATTTGTGTTTTTTTAATTTTACTTTTTAAATCGTAACTATTTAAGTGGAAGTTAATACCATAAAACCCTGCCTTTGCCTGTCCTAATTCTTCGCTTTTATTATCTTTGTCTCCATCACGATAAACGTACACCTGCGCACCTAATTGTAAAAGAGCAGGCATCTTGCCCCTATGTAATCCATATTTCCATACGTTATAATACCAACGATCAGAAGCTAATATTGCAGCTCCTTGACTATTATATTTTGCGTGGTTTTTTAAAATAGTTACGCCTGGATTAGTAGTGCCTGACATAACACTAAAAAAAGCAGAACCTTTATAAACATAAAATTTATCGTCAAATATATTAGGTTCGTCTTCATTTGACCGTACGCCAATAATCCAAAACCCTTCAGGTATTGAAACAAAAGTATCTAAAGATTTTACCCTGTTTAATAATTGTTCGTCTGTATATGCTTTTACGTTACTCATATAAATTTATTAAGGTGCGTCAAAAATTTCGTATTCTATATTTTGCACAAGCGTATCCGTTTTAATTTCTTCTATTTTTTTTGGTTCAGTATTTACAATTTTTGGCTTGTTTTTATCTAAGCAATCGTATAACCTATGTTTAACGTCTTGAACCTCTAAATGAGTATAAAATAACCATATTGCTAAAACGCCCGTTGCTCCGTGTTTTTTTATAATATTTAAAAATTCGGGTAAAAGTAAATTTTTCATTTTTTATTTTTTAAGATGATATGTCGCCATATAAATACCATTCGTTCGTATCTCTTTTATACAAATATGCAACGCCATATTTTCCTGAAGTTTTGTTTTTGGCGTTTATACTTCTTAACGTAACACCCGCGTCGGTTGTCACTGTAACTTGTCCGTTTCCATATTGAGTTAAAATAATAATAGTCCCTGTTAAAAATGAAACGCTTGCATTTGTTGGTATTGTTAGGGTATTTGCGGCTGTGTAGTTTAATTCAACAAAACAATTTGCATCTTCTATAACTAAAGTATGTTTTACCGAGTATGAATTTTTTTTAACATTAATAATTTCGCTACCCGTAACATATTTGCTTGCAAAAGCACCGCCCCCCGAATCTTCGGAAATCATTATACGGTCGGTTGCCGCTATATTACTTCCCTTTGCTGGTAACTGACTTATCTTTACGTCTGCCATTATATTTGCTTAAATATATTATTAATTTTTTTAAGTTTTCTTCTTTTATTTTGTATTGTTTCATAAATACCAACCTTGATAATTATTATTACTATCGGGGTGCATATCTCCGTTTGAGTTTAAATTATATTCAGGAAATAAATTTTGATTAAATGAAATATAACTTATAAAGCGTTCGGTATAATGCTGCGCAATACTTCGTTCTTTTTCAATTAAAAAATCTATTTCGTTTTTTTCTACATTAGTAGCATTTTCAGAATTATGTTTGTATACGCCTTTATTTGCTATTGTATAAGCTGCAAAAGGTAAGTATTCAACCATCGCCCAGTGAATTAACATCGGTTTTAAATAATTTACGGTCAAAGATAAATAATTTCCTGTTAAATCTTCGTCAACAATGTCTTGTTTTATTTTGTTTAATAATTCAGTACCTAAATAATTTTGTAAATGTATATCTTGAGCAATCTTTACAAACTGAATAAAATTATCTGTGTCTACGTTGCCATTCATCGCGGTAAACTTAATAACATCTTGCCTTGTTATGAGTAGAGCTTCAGCCATTATCTTGTAATTTTTCTTTTAGGTTGCGGGTTACTTGGTAAAAAACCATAGTTCGGCATATCAACGGGGCGCGTACTAACTAATTTTGGGTTCTTAATTACATAACCAAATTTTTCAGCTTTACGCGAAGCAATTTGTTTTAACTCTTTGCTGTTTACATCAATAGCTTTACCGCTAAATGTAGCGTAAACCCTTTTATTCCATCTGTGGTGGCAATTACCGCCGCCTTTGTAAAACCAAATAGAATAATTATCCGCGCCTTCTGGTCCCCAACCTTTATTAACCGCTTCGCTACCCATATTAATAATATCCTCTTTACGATAAATTTTATTTGCTGCTATCATTCTACGACAAAATTCTCTTGTGTTTTCGTGTACTTTACCCGCATAAACATACCTCGTAATAAATTTAATACCGTCTATTACCTCGTCTTGTTCGCTTGTAATATTTGGTCTATTGTCGCCAGTTGAAACTAAGTTAATCAAACGGCTTAAAAATGATTTTTTTGGCTCGTTAGCAAGCATTTCGTTTTCTTGGTCATCTGTTTCATAGTCAACCTCATTTTCGTCTATTAGAATTGAATTATACGGTTCGTCTTCGCCTAAGTCAATTAACGCTTGTGCTATTTTATAATCCTTACTTAGTTCCGTTCCTGTTTCTTCGGCAACTTGTTCTTGGTTTTGTGCATTTTCTAAATCTACAAACTCTAAAGGTTGCAGGGTCTTAAAAAATAATTTTAAAGTAACATCGTTATAATGTAAAATACAGTTTAACGCATCTATAATTTCTCTTAAAAAATAATTTTAAAGTAACATTGTTATAATGTAAAATACAATTCAACGCATCTATAATTTCGTCTTGTATCGGTTTAATAACCATATTATCAAATAAAATAGAAGCGTTTTTTAACTCATCGGCATTTGAACTAAAACCATTTGCGCTACCCAACCCAAATAATAAAGGGCTTGTTATGTTATGCGCTAACATAATTTTTTTTACGCATTCTTCACTTAAATAAGTGTAATGTTCAGGAGCGTCATTTAAAGGCAAATCGTCTACCGTAGTTTTACTTTCTTGATTATTATTAAAAGCTACTATAACTTTTTGCCCCCTTGACCCTGTTAATTGATTTAAAACTTTACTTTTTATAATTTGTTGTTGTTCTTCTGACGGAACGCCGTTATTAAAATTAACTACTTTCGTTCCCGAAAAACCGTTTTGAACCTCGTTTATTAGATAATCCGCTATTGATTCTTCCAATTTAGCATAAGGTATACCGCCCTGCCAATCAGGTAAAGCATAATATTTCATACCTACCGTATAAGGTTTGCTAAATAATATTTCTACTTGTTCATTTGAGTAACCAAAAGACGGTATTCTTTTAGGTACATATTTTTTTGTTTCTTCCCAATTATCACAATAATAATATGCCTCTATTTCGCCGTCTTTATTGCATTTTTCGGCTCTTAATAAATTAACGCAAATATGGTATACCTTTAGTATTTTTTTATGGTCTTTAGAATAATGCACTTGTAAAGCAAACTGACCAAACATTTTTTTATCTAATACAATTTTACGCAAACAATCCTTATGAAATAAAGCCATCATTTGTGCATAATCATTTGGCTTTTTGTTTGCATCTAAAGCGCTTAATCCACGTCCGTAAATTAAACGACAAACATTATTTATAATTGCATTATTTGTCGTACTGTTTGTGTACGAATCTATAATTAAATCATAATAACTATCCTGCTCCCCAAATTCAACCCAAGCGTCTTTTTTTGATTCTTGAATTACTGGTGCTGTATATGTACTTAATTCTAAAACGTGTATATTATTCATAAACTATAAATTCATTCGTAGTTGAATTAGTTGTATATTGATTATTATTAACTGTAAAGGTAGAAATATTTTGGTCAGTACAAAATATCCTATCTTTATAAACTACCGCAGTACCATTTAAAAAAACTATATCGTAAAAACGGTTTTCTACTAAATTAAATTCAGCTTCAAACGTGTGGTAATAATCCCCTTGCGTGTAAATATAATCCTCTAATTCTACTGTTACGTTTGTTTGGTCATCCGTAATACCAACGTAATCGAACCCAACGCTTCTTGGTATAAAATAAATATTTTGTTCTGAAGTGTCCGTTGTTAATATAATCATAATTAATAAACGAATTAACTTGCGTTTTGTACCATATAAAAAAAAACCCCTGCTATTGCAAGGGTTTAATTTAGTAAAATTGAATTTATTAATCTATTTCAATAGTTGCGGGGCTACCATCAAAAGTAAACACCGCTTTTAATTGATCCTCATTGTCGCAATCAATAAAGTTGGCGGGACTTATCTCATTGGCTTCGAAAGTCAAATTATAACCATTGAAATCACCTAAGGCGCTTCCACTCGAAACCGTCCCAGCGGTTACATCAGCCCCTTGTGTAAGTCCCATTAAAAAGAATTGGTCTGTCATTGAACGTACAACAATTCTTGGTCTTCCCCAAGCTAACATTTTTACGTTTTTATGCGTCGCAACGTCTTGTCTTTTTAATTGTATTGTAAGCGTTTGTTGAAAGAAAGTTGTACCGTTTTCCCTGCTTGAATTTATCGTAGTTTCAAAACTGTTAGAACCCTTTAATTCGTATTTATACAAAACTAAAGCGGCAGACGGTTCCCAAGTATCTATTTCTTCAGTGTTCGGAACAAAGGTTAAACCGTCGTCAGGGTTTAAATCGTCGTAATTTATAAAATAGATTGCTTTTAAACCCGAAACCGAGTCTTTGCATTGTTCTATTCTACCATTTGCAATATCACATCCAGGCATTTTATTATATTTTAAAAGTTTAACAATATGGCGGTTTTACAACCGCCGTAATAATTATTAGTTTGCACTATTTACAATCCCGTATGTAACGATATCTTCAGCAAAACCGTATTTAGCATCAGCAGTAAATCGCATTACAACGCGTACGTTTTGCGATCCGTCTAAATCAGCCATATCAATTACTTTAACTTCGTTCATGTCATTAAGCAATCCTGTCGCAAAATGCAAGTTAGCAGTTTGTGAAGCAATAGCAGTATTTGCAGCTAATCCGTTTGCCATAAAGATTGGTAAACCATCGAAAGACAAAGAACCGTTTGAATACCATTGAGTACCTAAGTTATTTGTACCGTTAGCGCCTAATCCTGAAGCACCAAACCCACCTAAAGCACGAACGTAAGCACGAACGATATTGTTAGATAAATAAAGTTTTAAATCAGGTTGTCCGTACAATCTTGAAGGAATAGCATCTACAATTTTTCCAACCTCAGTAATTACGTTCCCAGAATTTACGCCACCAGCAGCAGCTGCAATTTCTTGCGCAGCGGGTAAAGAAGCATCAGTAGATAATTGAGTTGTTAAACCTGCAAATTGTCCCGCAGTTGCATTAACGCCCGTCCAAATAGTTGATTCCATTGAAGAAGCTACTTTTTCAGCAACGTGTGCAATAAGAAAATCTGTAAAAGACTTAGGCATTACAGAAAAAGCAGAAAAACCCATTTCAATTGATTGCCAAGTAGAATAAAAATCTTTTTTACAAAGTTGTAAATTTACTTGAAATTCTTCAGGTTGTAAAACTTTTTCAGTTAATGTAATAGTTGACGTAGCGGCAAAATCGCAACCAGCGTTGGCGATAATGTCATCCGTTCCAACTTTTTGAATTACTTGTTTAAACTTTACGTTCGGGTGAATAGTTATACCCCCCTGCTCTAAAGTCGGAGCAGACAACAACGCCGCCGCGATATACTTACCAGCAAATTCGCCTGCGTAGGTTGTTGTAATTGAAGTTGTTGTAGCCATTTTATTTTATTTTAATTATTTAATTTTTCTAATATTGTATCCATAGTGCTTTTAGGTCTTTTAGAACCGTATTGTAATACTTCGGATTTATTTTCATTTTCGGGATTAAAAGCAATAGGTTTTATATCTGAAAGTTCGACATCTGTTTCTTCGTCTTTTGCTACTTTAGAAAGTTTTTCTATTTGTGCTTTTAATTCTTCGTTTTCTTTTTTTAGTGTTTCCATTTCTGAAAAAAATGTTTCTTTCACAACGGATTCAATAGTTTTTTTAACTTTTGTCGTTTCGTCGTACATTTCTCTTTCTTTTTTCGTTTCTTCTTCTTCAGGCGTAATATCTTCAGGCGCTTCCTCTACTTCTTCTTCTTTTTCTTTTACTTCGGAAATAATACCTTCTTCTACCACTACCATAATACGCCCGTCTTCTAATTCGTATTCCCCAACTGGAACGGGTATTTTTTGTTCGTCTTCTGTTACTACAAAGACTTCGTTTTCGGCTTCAAAAACTTCAGCTTCTAAAACCGTAACGCCATCCGCTAATTTCATTGTTTCTAATTTAACTTCCATTCCTAAAAGTTCTCTTACTTTGTTTAATAGTGTATTTGCCATTTTTGTTTT